CCCCCCGGCGGGGGACTACGCCGCGGCGGCGGTGGTCCACGACTGGCTCTACCACACGCCGCAGGGCGTGACCCGATTCTTCGCGGACGCCCTGTTCCGGGACCTCATGGCGGCGCTCGGGGTCCCGCTCTGGAAGCGGTGGCTGATGTGGTTCTTCGTGCGCCTGGTTTCATGGAGGTATTGGCAGTGGTGAACAGCGATGGTCAGAGGTCGTCAACCGAGCCGGTGGGTACGGTGCCGAGACTGTGGTCGACGCCTGTGGAGCGACGAGGCGTACTGGGTCGTGCCGGGCATGAACCAGGTGGTGATGCCACGGTGTCCGGAGTGTCACGCGGACGCGGTGCGGCGGGAGACACGGGATTTCATGGCTCGGACAGATCTCGATCAGGCAGGACCAACGGGGCGGTGATCGCAGCCTGGGCGGCGGCGGCGATTCTGCTTTCACTGGTCGCGTTGACAATCCTGATTGGCTGCGAGCCGGTCACGATCCAGTCGAGGCCGAAGAAATCGCCGACCGATGAACCGCAGCCGACGCCCGCGCCGGACGGCAACTGCCCGGACGGCCGGTGTCCCTACGAAGCGGGGCCGATCCAGCGGCTTGAGCGGGCGCTGCGACACGCGAACTACAGCGGCGGCTCCTGCGCCCACGCCGCGATGCAGGACGTATTGGTCGCCCAGGGGATGGCGTGGACGGCGCGGCTTTGGCGGCAGAAGTACCGCGGTGGGGCGGGCGTCAGTACCTTGCGGACGATCTGTGAGGCGTTGGACCTGCGGTACGCCTACACCACAACGGGAGAAGTCGAGTTCCTGGAGTGGTGTTCTCGCACTCGCCGGCCGGCATGCATCTTCTACAACCGTTCCACGACGAGTCCCTATGCCGCGCACGCCATCACGTTCATCGGCTTCGACCGCGGCACGGCGATTCTGCTCGACAACAACGATCCCCGCCGCGAGCACGCGACGCCTAAGGATCAATTCATTCGGCAGTGGAACACCTGCGGACGCAACTACGGCTACCACGGCGGCGTAGCGTTTACCGTGGTTTACACGCCGGTAGGCCCGCTGCCCGGCTTTTCCGTTCACGGTTCTCACTCAGTAGGAGGTTTTCACTATGACCCGAGTCGATCCCCGACTCCTGACGATCCTCGCGTGCGTGCTCGGCGTCGGGCTGCTGGCGAACCACGCGGCCCGGCTGCACGCGCTGAACGGCAACGACAATCCGGGGAAGCGATCATCGCCATGAAGACGACCGAGAACTCGCAGACCGACTTGCCGGTCACCTACTGCGACTGGCAAGACGTGGACGCGCGGCTCGTGTTGGTGGACCGCGAAGGCCGCAAACTGTACGGGGTCACGCCAGGGGCCAAGATTGTAGCCGGCTTCCTTCGCAGGGCCGAGCAGGTCCGCGATCCGGTCGACGCAACGCACTTGCTGGTGGACGTGCTGGACCGTGATGGGCAGTACGAGGATTGGCGGGCAAAATATCCCGGGGCCGCGATTGTAACGCTCTTCGACTGTACACGGGAAGATCATGAGCGGGGTCACCTGGTCATGCCGTGGGAGGAAGAACCGCCGTCGACGTCGATCCCGCTGAGCGGCAGACTGCACCCCGAAGAATGGGAGGCGATCGAGCGGCTCGCTCAGTGCCATAGCTTGCTGTCGAAGTTGGATGGCCTGGACTTCGAGCGGTTCGACACGGGCATCCAACAGCTCCAGGAGATGGTGTTCTCGCTGCCGGTCAAGCGGGGACTGACCACGGAGGTGTAACCATGGCCGAACTCTACGCGGAGAAGAATCGCTGGGTCCGGGATCGGCTGCCGGCGGCTGTCCCGGAAATGTCGGAGCAACACGCGCACGGGCTCGCTAAGCTGCTTGTGTGTGCGGCCGAGTACGGGGCGGGCGATGCGCTGGCCGGACACGTGCTGCAAGGTGTCTCCGTGGAGACGTGTCGAAAGGCCGCGGAGTTGCTGTCCCTGGAGGCGAACGCCAGGATGTCGATCGGCAGCGGCCCCACCGCCGCGCTAACGCTTCTGGGACAACGATCGCGGGTTCAGGCCGTGACGGAGCTGTTGGAGGAGTTGCACCTGGCAGCCACGTCGGGAAAGGGGTTGACCTGTGGGAGTTCGAGCCCGGCAGAAGCGGACTGAGATTGCGCGGCGGCGAGCGCAGGTGGCCGATCGTTCGGTCGTCCAGCAAGAGGAAATACCGGCGCACTACGGACCTGTTCGAGGTGGTCGACCGAGCCGGCTGTTACCGCTCGGCCGGCGTGGGCGGCGCGATCACCGGCTACGGGTTCGACCTGGGGATCATCGACGATCCGGTCAAGAGTCGCGAGGAGGCCGATTCGCCGGCGGTACGGGAACGGACATGGCAGTGGTTCACGAATGACTTTTACAGTCGGCGGTCGAAGGATGCTCGAATCCTGCTGGTGATGACTCGCTGGCATCGGGACGACCTGGCCGGTCGGTTGTTGCGGCAACAGGCCAATCGGGAGGCGGACCGGTGGGAGGTATTGTCGCTGCCGGCGATCCGCACAGGCGGTACCGGCCACCCGGCCGACCCGCGTGCCGATGGCGAGGCGCTTTGGCCGGACTTCCTGCCGGTCGACGAGCTGGAGAAGACCCGCAAGCAGGACCCGCGGGCCTTCGCCGCGCTTTACCAGCAGGACCCGACCACGGCCGGCGGCAGCGAGTGGCCGATCGACTACTTCGGCGATTGGATTTGGTGCCCGCCGGAGAAGTGGCCTAGGGCGTTCGACCTGCGCGTGATCGCCGTCGATCCCTCCAAAGGCGGCAAGGACAAGTCGCACGATTATTCGGCCATCGTCTTTGTCGGTGTTCACCGGGGATTGGTCTACGTGGACGCGGACCTGGACCGACGCCCGCCGCACCGGATCGTGGAAGACACGCTGCGGATGTGCGACCGGTACAAGCCGGACATGCTGGGATTCGAGACCAATCAGTTTCAAGAACTCTTGGTTCACGAGTTCGAGCGGGTCTGCCGACAGCGGATGTCGCTGAGATGGCCGGTCTACAAGCTGGTGAACAAGGACGTGCGTATCCGGCGGCTCGGGCCCTACCTGGTCAACCGCGAGATGCGGTTCAAGCAGGACTCGCCGGGCTGTCACTTGCTGGTGGACCAACTGATTCATTTTCCCCATGCGGACCATGACGACGGGCCCGACGCGCTGGAAATGGCCGTGCGGCGCTACCTCCAGGCGTTGCAGGCCGAGCTGCGGGCCATTGCCAGCCGGCTGGTGATGCCGGAGTTCATGCTCTCCAGCGATGCGAGCAACGCCAACTACTCGTCGACCATGGTGGCCGAGGGGCCGGCCGTGAAGATGTTCGAGCGGTTGCAGGCCGATACGATCTGGGCCGATCTGGCCGTGATGAAGCGGGTATTGCGGGCCGCGGTCGCGGCGGGCCGGTTGCCAGAGAACGTTCTCGACCTGGTGGACATCGACGCGGACGGACCAAGCGTGCAGACCCGCGACCGGCTCAAGGACGCCCAGGCCGATCAGATCCTATTCACGGCCGGCGTGATGAGCGCACAGACCTTCGCGGCGCGGCACGGACTCGACTACAGCGTCGAGCGGAAACAGCTTGACACGGACCGGGAACAGGAAACGGGGTTCGCCGGCGAGCCGGGAAAAACGGACAAGAGGAACACGGATGAACACGGATTTTCTTTTTTCCTTATCCGTGCCCATCCGTGTCCATCCGTGGTTTCCATTCTCTTTCCGTCGTTCATTGATGCAGAAACCACAACTGTAGAGGAGGCGACCGACGCGACGTGAACGGTGTCAGTGCGGTGGATCAACGGCTGGCCTCGCGGGCGCACCAGGACCAGGTGGCGGTCTTGGAACGGTCGGAACGGCTCGCGCGGGCCGTGGGGCGGGCCTACTGCAACCTTTTGCCGGACCTGCTTGGACTGGCGGCGGCAGAACTGTCGCAGGCAGACCTCCTGCGCCGGGCCGATCGGAAGATCGAGGCGGCGTTTCAGCGGGCCCGGGCCGTCACGGAAGATGGCCTGGTTCGCACGGTGGCCTGGTCGCACCGGCGGGCGGCCGACACGCTACTGGGCACGATTCCGCTGGCGTGGTTTCGCTATCTGGAGCCGGTCCGTCTGGCAACGATCCCCGAGGCAGAAGGGGAGGACGGGCCGGAGTTGGACGTAGAGGATCCCTTCGGGCCGATCCGGCGGCGGGAGATTTCCCGCGAAGAGGCGATGGAGCTGATTCGTTCGTCGTTCTTCGAGTCGCCCGGCGCGGAGGATACCGAGCGGTGGCTCACCGAACCGGTGGCCGGGGGGCTGAATTGGGAAGAGCGGCTGAAGTCGTGGGACCGGCAGGCCCGCGACCGGATGCTGCCCCAGCTCGTTCAAGGCGTCTCGGCCGGCGAATCGCTGGTGGAGCTGCGCAAGCGTCTGGAGCCGATCGTGGCCGGCGTGCGGTACAAGGCTCAGCGGATCGCGCGGACCGAGGGCCGGCGCGTAGCCGAGCGGGCCCAACTCGCCGCGGCCGAGCAGCTCGGTGACATGCTCTCGGGGATGCAGTGGATGGCCGTGCTGGACCAGTGGACACGGCCGGACCACGCGGCCAGGCACGGCAAGATCTACGACCGGCAGCCGGACGGGACGTACAAGGCGCGTGACGGCGAGTTGATGCCGGATGTGCCGCTCGGGCCGAACTGCCGTTGCATGGTCTCGCCCGTGTTGAACCCGCCGGAGGAGTTCGCCAGCGACCCGGCGTTGCGGGCACAGTTCAAGAACGCCTCGGGCGATCTGATCCCCGACCCGGCCGCGTACACCCGATGGTTCGACCAGGCCACCGAGGCCCAGCGCAAGACGGCCGTGGGGGTGCGGCGGTACAACGCGGCCAAGACCCGGCTCGGCCGGGAACCCGAGTGGCAGGACCTGATCGACCAGGAAGGGAAGCTACTGTCGGTGGGGCGGATCAACAAGGAGACCGAGGCCGAGCGGGCCGAGCGGCGGCGAGCGGTGGACGCGATGCTCGCGCAGCGTGAGGCACTGTACAGGGAGGTTTCGACGCAAGGTTTCGTGCGGCCCACGTGATTGTTTTTGCCAGGATAAGTTGGTATTATTAGATTGTTGGAGAAAGATTCCATGCCGTCGTCGACCAGCGGAATCGGGGATGCGATACATCAGGAGCGACTCTTCCGGCCGGCGGCCCGGCTGCCGGCCGGCCGGTCGGAGCACAACCGATCCCTCCGGCAGAGGGGGCGGCGGCGGCTGGACGACTTGATCGACGCGGCGGAACGTGATAAC